AAGCCACAAAACCACCAAGTGTAGAATTATTAAAAGAAAATTGATTTACTTGATTTTTGTCTATTTGCCATTCAACACCAGTCATATCAAGTGCTTCATTAAATTCTTCCAAAGTCAATAATTTTTTGGATAGTTTGTTTTCATCAATACCTGTCTCTTTTTCAATTAGATAATTATTATCTTTCAAAATATGTTTAGCTTCGTCTAACTTCATATTATTTTCCTTAAAAATTTTCCAATGATTTGTAAAGCAATTCTTTCAAGTTATATAACAATAAAATCTTTTTATTTAGTTTGCTAAAATATTCTGATAAATCTTTTTTAGAAAAATCAGTAATGTTTTTAAGTTCTGATTTTACTGTAAAATTGATAAGTTCTATTTCATTTTCTTCTTCTAAAAACAATGAAGACACATCAATACCAATTGGAAGATTTATAAAATCCAAATCAAGCGCCAAAATCGGTAATTTTTCGTCATCTGGAATTTCTATGGCTTTCATTGCATGTATTCGGCCAATCCCAACTTCATCAAATGTTATATTAAAACGACTTGTTAGCCATTTTTTCAAATTTATTCTTGACATCTGTTGCCCATTTTCCACAATGAATCCAGCTTTATTTAATGTATCTAATGCTTCGTCTAATTTCATATAAAACCTCTAATCTATTTATAATTTTTGGGTTTGTAAACAAAAATTTACACAGATCTGCCCATTTTGGATTGACAGATTAACCAAAATAATCTATATTTACTTATGTAAACAATACCACATCGGAAAGGAGTTAAACTATGGATGAATACACATATATGGTGGATAATGCTACCGATGAAATTATTTGGATTCAATGTTCTTCGGAGGAATAATGTACCTTTGGTATTGTTTAGAAACGAATAAAAGGGGAAACTTGTATGTATTGTAAGCAAACTGATTGTGTAAGTCAATTTACAGGTATGTTTTGTGAAACTTGCCCATATTTTGATAGAACACCTGAAAACATTAAAAGTGTTAGAGGCGCACAAGAGTATCAAACAAAAAGAGATTTAGAAGAAATAGAAAAAGAACAGAAAATGAGAGATTATTATCAGGCAGAAACTGATAAAGTATGGAACGAATACTGTAAAAAACAAAAGAAAGAACAAGAAAAGAAATACCAATCTGCAGCTGAAGAATATGCGGAATATCTTAGACTAAAAGAAAAATTTGAAAAATAGTAATTCTTTTACAAAAGTTTACAAAATCTATAGAAAAATTACGAGATGTAAATTTATATTTACATCTTTTTTTGTTTTTTCTATTGACAAACTGCATAAATTATTCTATATTATTAGTGTAAACAAAACAATAGGTAACAAATTAAAAAACGAGAAGCAAAACTCAGCGAGGATTTTTAAATGTCAGTCTATTTGACACTAAATGAAATAAACGATATAGCGAAACGATTTAATGGCAATTTCATTCCAGGTTGGTGTCATTGTCACTTTTATATTTTGAATAATAGAAATGAACCTATAACCATAGTGAGATTTAAAAAGCAAGAAAAAGATAAGTATAAAATTTGGTGGTTTAATGATGTATTCCATCATTGGAAGTCGGCTAATTCTTGGACTGCAACTTATGAAACTTCAAATTACGGAAAGCCAAAAACCAAGGAAGAATTTTATAATCGTTTAGATATGTTATCTAAAAATTTGGTTGAAATTAAAAAGACAGTAAAAGAATGGGCAATTAAACAAAAAGTAATGAAACTTAATGAGGATTTCTAAAGGATATACAATGACAAAGAAATTTTATGTTGTTAGTTATGAAGAAAACGGTGTAACAAAATACTACACTGATAAGAAAGACACAGATTTGTTTGCTTATGAAACTTCCGACATTTTTGAAGCTAAACGATATGTGACTTATCGTAAAGCAGAAAATTATGTAAACAATACAACATCGGAAAGGAGTAAAACTATTGATGAATATTCTGATAAAGAAGTCAAAATGACTCAGTGTGAACTGACATTCATTAAAGCAACTGAATGGGATAAGGGTTGGAGTTTTGGTTTGTTCGTTGGTGGAATGTTGGTAGCAGTTTGTATTGTTGCTGCGTTCCTGTTCACAAAACTAAACATTTAACAACCTGCTAGTCATATAGAAATAAATATAATCTATATTTTTGGTATAACAAAGATTACAACTATGACATATTCAATTGATATGATTTTTGATAAAGAAGAATAAGATAAACGAATTGCCGACGTACAGAAATTATGTCTAAGTTATGGACTAAAACCTGCATTCGGTAATTATGGTCAAACAAAAACAGAAATTGATTATAGATACGATTCAAACTATATTAAATCGTGTGGAGAAATCGTAAGGCTTTGGCCTAATTTTGAAAGTGGAAACTGCTATATTGTTTTATTCAACAAATTATATAGCGAAGGTTCATGCTATTATTGGAATAGTGATTTTATATCTGAACCATTGAAAAATAAGATTAAAAAATATCATCCTGTTATTAACAATGATCTTGATTTAAAATATCTGTATGTTTATGGTATGGATTTAATCAAAGAAACTATTGAATTTGCTATAAAAGATATGAAGAAGTTTGATATGAACATTAAACTGAAAAGGATTGAAAAAGATTTTTAAATTGTAAACAAATTTTTACATAAAAACTCAGTTTATCCATTGACAAATGTCAATGGTTTTTCTATATTATGGATATAATAATGGAGGTAACAACTATGGCACAAATCCGCCGCTACATTTACGAATACTATCGTTATAATCCACAGCTCGGAACTTCTGTCCGAAAGGGAGAGGTCTACGAAACCACATTGAAGAAGGCCATTAGGACAGCCACCAGGCAATGCAACGATTACACTGCATATGGCTCTACCACATTCAAACAGATCATTCAGGTGTCCGAACCAATCGTTCTTGGTGTGGATGTGGAAGAAGTAAAGAAATCCTATGGTGAATGGCCGCACGAAAAAACTTATACTGAATACAGAAATCTCTATCCTAATCACTACTCGTCCGGTTGGGATAAACTCAAGGAGGTCTAAAAAATGTCTGCAACATATGTCCATCGCATCACAATCAAGACCAACAATGTAAATGAACCTAAGTTCAAGACTATTGTCATTGAATCTCCTGATACAAATGAGGAAATGTATGAAAAAATGAAAATTCTTACAGCATTTGAAAGGGCTGTATCTCCTGGTTTTCATTTGAACATTGAAACGAGTGCCAATACCTATAACCATCAACCACCTGAAGATATATTCCACGAATATATTGAAGCATGGTGTAAACAATTTACAAAGGACTAGAACATGAAACAGTATCTAATTGGTTTTCTGCTTGGTGTAGCATTGTGTATGTTCATGGGTGCCAAGTTGTATCATCCTGTTCGTGGGATTATGACGAATACGAAAAATGATCCTCAATATGACAACAGGTGTATGACGACTGATATTCAAACAATTATGCTCAACCAGGAATCTATTTTCAATCTAATCAAAGAACGCTGTGGTGAATAATGATTAAAAATTCCAAATGGCCTGAAAAATATAAAAAGAAACTAAATACACATTCAGTCATTGAACAAGATCCAAATGGTGGTATTTTAAAAAATGATGTATTGTGGATTATTTTTAAGTATGACAGAAATGATGGTTTTTATTCAAATCAACATGCTATTTTGGATTCTACACTTAAATTGCTTACTGGTGAATGTACACCAATTGAAGGTGGAACGAAATTTGGTGAAAAAGATTTTGAACTTGCATTGGATAGATTGAATTTGCTACAGAAGTATTGTATTGAATACAAAATATATGAAAAAATGAATAGAATTGAAAAGGATTTTGTATAATGGATAATTTTGATGATAATAAAATTCTAAATGAACCAAATAAACTAATCAACGAAATTGTTAATTGGATTAAAAAAAGGAATAAAGAAGAAACTTATCCAATTGAAGCAGTAACAATAACATTATCATTTACGGGTTCGTATTACAGGACTTCTTATATGTGTTTTGATTGGGAAAAAAGAAATCCTGAAGAAAAGGATAAATCTATCTGGGATTGGTGGAGTGACTCAAAAATCATAGCAAAGTTCAAATTTAAAGATAAAGCAGAAAGTATGGATTCAAAGAGAGTATTTAAAAGAGTTCAAAAAACCATATTTGATTTACAAAAGAAAATAAAAGAACGAAAAGTGAAACAGAAACTGAGAGGTATAGAAAATGTTTTTGCGTGATGGACAAAAAGAACTAGACGAATTGTTTACAAAACATGGTCTAACAAAAGTAGATAAAGGATTTGAGTTAGACTATTTTGTTGGAACCGCCGGTGGAAATGGTGTAATTTTCGGTGAAGTTTTCAGATTGTTTAAAGATTATGATTATGTAGATAAAGTAGTTGTATTCAACAAACTATTTAAATATAGAGAAGGTATTAATGGCGACAATGGAGAATCTTGGTTATTCAAATATATCCCAACAAAAGAAATGAAGGATTATGGTTATGAAGATAACTGTTGGTATATAACTGATAAAAAATGTAAGTATTTTTTGGAAGAAATTATCAAATCTGCCACAAAACAATATAAAGACAAAATGAACGAATTGAACTTGGAGAAGATAGAAAATGATTTTAGATAAAATTAAGTATTTTTTCAGTTGGCTAAAGGTTTCATCAATCAATCCAAATTTGGTTTGTTTTAAAAATTGTTATAAAATCTACATGAAGTATTATGTAGAACAAATTAATTTGCTCTATAGAGCAGAACAAATGATGAATAATGATGATTCCAACAAAGAATACTTAGAATTCTATCTTGAACATCTGTATAAGAACATGCTATTTTGTAGAGAAAAATTGGGAACACTAATAGATGAACAAGAACTAACAACAAAGTATTGGGTAAATCTTAAAAAATTAAGACCATTATATTACGAATTTATGGATTACAAGAAAGAATATAATTTTCTGTTTGGCTCTTCCGATACTAAGGAAGAAACATTCAAGAGAGCAAAAATCTATATGAAAAAATTAAACGCAGAGAAGGATTTTGAATGATTACTTTTCAAGATTTTTGTAAAATTGGTGAAGAATTTGGTCTGTATGTAGAAAAAGGTCCTTTTGAATCATATCTAATTACAGATAAATCATCTATATTCTATATTGCAAGATATGAAATGAAAGAAAGTGAATGTGCAGTATCTTACAAACTTGCTTATAGAACATCTGATAAAGACATCGTGCCAACAGAGATTAAAAGAGTTAATACTGTAAAAGAACTAAGAGAAGGAATCAAATCACATCTACAAGAACGAAAAGACATCAAAATTAAAATGAAACTGAATAATATAGATGAAGATTTTAAATGATTTAGAGCAGTTGGTGAAGACCAAATACCCATACCTTTCCATTGAAAGGCAAGCTAATGAGTTCAAGATCAAAATAAATCAGATCTCAAATAAAGTAATGATGCTGGATAATGATGTCTTGAAAATTAGAAACAATAATGTGATTGTACAATCATTCATACAGTTTGAACCTTGGGATAGTAAAGGCTATCTATTGAAATGTAACAGAAGTAAAACGGCCAAGTTACATGACTATAATTTGTTCCTATTTGAACAAGATTTGGTATTCATTGATGTACAGTATAAAAATCTGATTAATAAATATAAATCTCACGAATTGGAAATTAAAAAGAAAACAATAGATAAGGATTTTTAAGATTATGAAAGCATTGATTCTATCTGACATACACCCAGACATGTATTACTCATATGCAGTCAAACCAAATAGACTTCGTGGTGATGAACCAAAAGAAGATGTAGTATTTGATACCTTGGACTGGATGTGGAAAATGTATGAGATTCCAATTACACCTGCTATCTTGATTGCTGGTGATCTTTCAAACGATTACTTGACATTGACTAGAACTATCAAATGGCTATCAAATAAGTACGAACAAGTATACTTCTGTTTTGGAAATCATGATTTGATTGTTAGAGGAGCTACTGTCTCAAAATCCAATCTACAGTTTACTTCTTCAGAACAGAAATTAAATAGTGTGAAAGAATTCTGTACCAAATACCCAAATATACATTTTCTAGAAGGAGATGTTGTAAATGGGATTGGTGGCTGCATGATGACTTGTGATTTGAAGTGTGAAGCAATGCCTGGTCTTGACCATAGAATTGACTGGAAAAGGAATTGGTTTGATGGCCTTCATTGGAGATATATGAACAATGAACCAGGAGAAATCTGGAATCATTACGATAAACTAATGGAAAACATTATAGCACAAAAGCCAAAGATCATCTTGACACATTTTGCTCCATATCAAGTTGGTGTAAATTTCAAGTTCAGGAATAGTGGTCATAATAAGTTCTTCTATTTTGATGCAGAGAAATACTTGAATGAACTAAATGATACCATTTGGATTTGTGGTCACATACATGACAGAAAAATTTGTAATTGGGTTAATGAAACTGGTGGCAAGGTAAAGATACTGTGTAATCCATTTGGCTATCCTGGTGAACATGACCCATATGCAGATTATGTAGAGATAAAAAACAATGAATACAAGAGAGATTCATTGCTTGTAAAGCATGATGATTACATTATAGACATCTAAGTAAACATTATACATAAAAAATGAGAAACTCGGATTCTTGCCGAGTTTTTTTCTATATTTGTGAAGTGATAGCCAGGACAGATAATTCTCTTACCAATTATTTGACGAAGCGCCAACTTCGTCTAACTGGTTATTATAAATACAATAGATTTTGGCGAATCGTTTAACAATTAGATTATAGAGGTAAGAAAAATGACATTAAAATTTTGTTTTCTATGTTATAAAGGTGTAAATTCTATTGGAAATCATTTAAGATGGGAACATCCTGGTGTATCAATTAAAGATTATTATGACCGATTCATAAAAAAAGAAGATGAAGGAATTTGTCATAATGAAAATTGTACGAATATAACTAAATTTAATGCTCGGTAAAGGACATTATGATACATATTGCTGTATGAAATGTATGAAAATAAGTGCACTTTATAAACAAAGATGTGCTGATGGTGTATCTAAAGTATGGGAAAATAGAACAAAACAAGAAAGAAAAGCAATAGGACAAAAAATACTAGAAAAAATAATAAAAATCCTAAAATATTAGAAAATAGAAGAAAAATCAATGAAATAATATATAGTGGAAAAACAGAAGAAGAAATTAAAAAAATTAAAGAAAAACGATTAAATTCTTTACATGAAACTTGGAAAAATAGAACTAAAGAAGAAAATATGGAAATGCAGAAAAAATCTAGAAAAACTAGATTAAAAAATCATGGTAATGAAACGTGGAACAATAGAGATAAAGCTAAAGAAACTTGTAAAAATAATTGTGGATATGATTACTGGATGCAAACACCAGAAGCAAGAAAAATTTATAGCAAAAGATTTAAAAACTATAGTGATGAAGAATGGGAAACATTTAAAGAACATGTATCGAAAGGTTTAACTAATTTACCAGAAAAGAAAAAACAAGAAATGATTGATAAAAGACTAAAAACCATGTCCAACAAAACAACTAAAGAATTAGAAGAAATTAAATTGAAAAAACAACAAACTTGGAAGAAAAAATCAAAAGATGAATTAAGAGAAATACATAGAAAACAAACATTAAAAGCAAAACATAAATATATCTATAAAAATGTAAGTTTTCACAGCTATGATGAAATGGCTTATTACATTTATAATGTTGAATGTACAAATAATACTATAATTAGAAATAATTTAGAGTATGATTTTGTTTATAATTATAACGGTAAAGACTATTTGTATTATCCAGATTTCATAGTAAATGGTAAATATGTGGAAATAAAAGGATTACAATTTTTTGAAAATAAAGATCCAAATGGAAAATTGATAAATCCTTACGATAGAAGTGAAGATGGTAAATATGAAGCAAAACAACAATGCATGAAAAATAATAATGTAGAAGTTATAACAGAAACAAGTAAATATATTGAATATACTATAAGTAAATATGGCAGAAAAATAAGGATAGACTAATGGCAGAATTATCAATTAAAAAACTAGATGAATCATTTGTAGAAATTAGTGCCCCAGAAGATGTAACATATAACATATATTCTCGTTATTCAGAGTATGTGAGTGGTTACCAATTTCAGCCCCGCTTTAAACTACATGTTTGGGATGGACGCCATCATTCCTTCAATATGCGTTCAGGAATCCTTCCAATTGGACTAATGAGAGATCTTCTATTATGGTCTAAGTCCCAAGGCACATCATTTGAACTTGAACGGATTTAGAGATGACGAATTCATTGAACAAATAGACGAAGAAGATTATGTTGCCCAAATAAAAGACAACATGAAAAATGCACCATTTGAAATCCGTGATTATCAAGACAAGGCAGTTCGTGCAGCATTGAAGTATCACAAAGGAATTCTATTATCTTGTACATCTAGTGGAAAATCCTTAATGATATACAACATAATTAGATACTTGAGAAAGAAAGGACAAAAACACATTCTCTTGATTGTGCCTAACATAATGCTTGTTGACCAGATGTATGACGATTTCAAGGATTATGGTTATGATAACTTAGACGATGATGTAGAGAGATTGGGCGGTGGACATGAAGCACTATTTGACAAACCTGTTTTGATTAGTACATGGCAAAGTTTACAGAATAAGGATAGTGAATTCTTTGAGAAGTATGGTGCTGTGTTCACGGATGAATGTGTATCTGGTAAAACTTTAATTAGAACACCTAGTGGTGATAAAAAAATTACAGATATAAAAGTTGGTGATTTGGTACTTTCTTATAATACTAAAACTGGTGAATTTGAAAATAAAAAAGTACTAGAAACATTTGTAAATCATCCAAGTAGTAATTCGGCAAAAATGTATCGTATTGAACTTGAAAATGGAAGAACATTGGAATTAACAGGTAATCATCCTGTATATACAACCAATCGTGGCTGGGTTAGAGCAGAAGAATTAACTGAAGAAGATGATTTAAAACTTGATGAATATGATTTATTAGAAAATATAGAACAGTTAGAAGAATCCAAACAAAAAGAACTAAAAGAAAAATATGAAAAATACACTAAAATAAATGCTTTTAATAGAATACCAAGTTTAGATAAAGCATTATATGAAAAATACTATGAAAATAAACCAGAATTATTATCATCTTTAAAATGTAAAATTGCTGGGATGATAGGTGGTATAGAATTAGGTAAATCAGGTTCGGCTAAAGGTAGAAAACCTTGGTCTAAAGGACTTACTAAATATACAAGTAAAAGTTTAGCCAAAATGAGTAAAAAGCTATCTAAACATAATAAAAATAATGACCCTCGTATAGCGAAACAAACTTATGAAAATAAAATGGGTCAAAACAATCCAATGTCAAGAACAAAATATAAAAAAGATAGAAGCAATATGAACAAATTAAAATCAAATATCATGAAAAAACTCATTTTAGAAGGTAAATTTACACCAAAATCTGAAAATAGATTATGTCATTCAAAATTAGAATATAAAGGAAAAAAATATAGAAGTTCTTGGGAAATTGTATTTCATTATTTAAATCCAAATATGTTATATGAAAAAATAAGAATACCATACAAATTAAAAAATGGTGAAGAACATATTTATATATCAGATTTTTATGATGAAACTACTAATACAATTTATGAAATAAAACCAGATAAAATATATAAAGATTTATCTGATAAAATGGAAGCAATAGAAACAAGTATTAAACAAAATACTAATTATAATTACATTCATTTAGGTGATAATTGGGCTAAATCAATCCAATTAAATGAAAAATGCGATATAGATGAAGAAATCATAAAAATGTTTAAGAAAGGACTTAGATAATTATGAAAATTAAAAAAATTGAAGAAATTTATAAACCAGAAGAAGTATATAATCTATCCGTAGAAGATAATGAAAATTATGTTGCTAATGGTATAGTTGTTCATAACTGTCACCAAGTTAAAGCAAATGTCTTATCAAAGATTTTAAAATGGTGTACTAATGCTTACTACAAGATCGGCACAACAGGAACACTTCCAAATGACAAATGTGATTTACTACAAATTAGAGAAGTAGTTGGTGATGTAATCTTTGAATTGAAGTCCAAGGAACTAATTGACCAAGGTGTATTGACCAAAATCAAGATAGCCAATATAATAGCCAAGTATCCACCTGAATTCATTATGAAGAACAAAGGTAGAAGTTATCCTGAAGAAGTCAAGATGGTTGAAGAATATCCTGACAGAAACAAGGTTTTGGAACTGATACTATCCCACACAGACGAAAAGCATAACATCTTGATTCTAATGAACCATTTGAAGCATGTAAAGTTGATTCAAGAATGGCTCAATGATAAGTATCCAGACAAGAAGGTATCTGTGATTACAGGTAGTGTTAGTGGTAGCGAGAGAAGCGAAATCCGTAAAGGGATTGAAGAAGAAGATGGAACGATTTTGCTTGCTACGTACCAAACGATGTCAACAGGTGTCAATATGCCCAAACTTCACGATGTAGTCTTGTATGCTAATAGCAAATCAAAGATCAAAGTTCTACAGTCCATTGGTAGAGGATTGAGAAAACACAAGACAAAGAACCAGATTGTGCTTTATGACTTGATTGATGATTTGAGTTACAAAACACAAAGAGGTAGAGTAGTAGAGAATTACTTGATTAAACACTGGAAAGAAAGAATGTCATACTACAAGGAACAAGAATTCCCCATTATTACAACAGAAATACACATTTGATATGTTGTCATAAATAGTGTATGGATGCTGATTTACACAATATAGAGCCAGATAGCACAGGTAAATTAAAAGATTTAAGTAAAACAGATAATGTTGAAACTGCACCAGATTATACAATAAATGGTGAAACAGCATATCTTTTTACAGTAAAAGAATATACCTATAAATTAGTTGCTGGTGATAGTCCTGTAACATGGAATTATTTAACTAATACATTGAAAATATGGGAGAAAGAGTGGCCTGATTTTTATGCTTATGGTAAGCCAACATTAAAATCTGGTGTACTTGTAGATAGCAAAGGTTATTGTTTATTTTCTTGGGAATTGTTAAAACTTTATGGTATTGGTTTTATATTAAGTGATTGGATTATTAAAGATGCTGATAATAAGTATAAAATAAAATTTAAACCATCATATTTTCAAAATTGGTATAGTAGTAGTACAACATTCACTGAAGATGAAAAAACAGTAGATGATATATACAGTTCAAAAATACTATTTGATAATGTAGCCGATTTTAATAATAAAACAGATTGTTCATCTTCAATTAGTGATACAGAAAAAGCAATTAAACAGTTATTTGGTTCAGGACCATTCTGGTCTTATGATACACAAAAAGCCAATGTAGAACACCCAAATGGCCTAAAAAAGGAAAATTACTTTAAAGTAATGGCTACTAGATTTTATCCTGGTACAAAAATGCTAGGATTAAAATATGAAAATAATGATTATACAACTCAGGAAGTTTATATTACACCATGTTCAACTGGTGGAACATTCGTATCATTAAATATAAATCCATTCCAGTATGGTAGTACTTATGGCGAACATTTTACTAATAAATTTGAAGACACATTTATTCGTTATCAAATTACAGAAGCAGAAGTAACAGCAATTGGTAACATAATAAACGGCGGCCAATCTAAAGTGTGGACTTTAGCAAAATGGATAATAAATTCCGAAAAAACTACAGATTCTAATGAACCAGTAGAAGAATTATGGACTATTAGAAATCCATATACAAGTACAGATACAGATCCATATACACCAACAGGAGATGCCGGTGAATCAGGAGATTATGGAAGTGATGGCTCAGTAAGTCAACATGAAGATTATCATTTTATAGAAAAAGTATTAGTAGATAATCAACCAGTAGTAAAAACAAAAAAGACTGTTAGATTAAAAAGCATGTTGGAGGACATTAGTCCATTAAATGTCAACAAAATTACTGATTGGAAAGATGTTACATATGTATCTACAACTACAAGTGAAATAGATGATACTATTAATACAAACACTCCTGCTTCAAAAACATTAGAAGAAGCTTTCAGTGAAGAAAATTTAAAACAATATAAAACACCATCTGAATTTTATAGTAACAGTGAAACATCCTATTTGAGTGATATGGAAGATGCTTTTGATAAACAAAACATAACAAAAAGAACTTGGTTTTGGCTTGATACCATCAAGAATTGGGTAATGTACACAATGAATTCAGATGGAATTCTATATCTCGGTGCATGGGATGGTCTTGGTGGCTGGGATAGAATGGAAGGTATAATTTGGTCAGTAGGTAGTCCAAATTACTTGGCCGCAAAATACATGTATATTCCAGATTTTTTCAAACATGGTTGTAAGTATCTTGACCCTTGGTGTGCTACAGCACAAGTTAGATTTCCAGATGGAAATGTAGCAAGAATGTATTATAATTACATGATACTAAGTCATGAAAATATAACGAATAATTATACTGACAAATTCCAGACAAAACATGATACAAAAATTACTTGGAATTATGAAAGAAGTGAAGTATCAAATTGGGGTATTGGTGCTACAGCACTATCTGATGGTACAACTATATTTAAAGATCCAACTAGAAAAGGTGTTCAAGAAGTAGATACACAATTTTGCCCTACTATAATAAAAATGGCTGATGGTAGTCTTGGTCTTGTTTTTACTATGTTGATTGAAAAGACTGGATGGTCACCTTCAAATATATACACCAAAATGTTAATTAGTGCAGACAAAGCAAATGATAAATGTAAAGAGATTTTTGGTGCGGGTGATGATAAAACAATAGATAAAGATTGGAAAAGGTATTTTAATAATGATACAACAGAAGAAAAACCTTCAAACATTACTACAAATATAAATGATACTATTACTGGGGCAGCCAATTTGTTACCTATAAAGAATAAAAACAAAATAAATAGTATGACATTCTTTGCCAATAGGCCATTACCAATTACAAATGACAGAGAAGACATTGATTTTGTTGATAGATGGAAAGATTAAATTATGAGTTCATTCGTATTCAATTCGTTTAAAAAGAGATACTTAAATGGAGAAGTTCCTGTTAATGATAATTGGACTTTTATTCCAGTATCTGAAGATTTCAAGAACAAATATGAACACGATGATGTCAAATTGGAAATGTACAGAAGTCTAAGTGACTTCAATAGAGTATCACCTGGTACATTTAAATATGAATGTTCAGCACAAAGTCCATACATTAAAGGTAAAGTACAAACTGTATCTGTTAATGACCCTTCTTTTAAACTTAAAGGAACTGGCTTGATTGAAGGTTATACAATCAATTACATTTGGAAAAAGTCACCAAATACAATTGAAAAACCATTATTTGTAGATTCATCTAATTCAGCAAATTTTTATACAAATTTTAATGAAAATGTTAGTGGAAATAATTACATTAACAGTTATATAAATGCTGGCGGATTCTATTATATTAGAAGTTATGGTCAATATAAATGGTTTGCAGATAGATCTTCAAAAAATAATAATTTAATTGGTGTATTTGGAAATGATTTATCTGCAGTAATAACAGATCCAGTTGGTGTAGAAGAAAATAAGCCATTTGAAGGAATTCTAGATGGTAACTATCACAAAGTATATCTAATGATTAAAGGTAAACATACTGATAATGGTCTTGTAGGTGTACTTGGTAAAAGAGGGATAGTTAGAAACTTCAAAATTAAAGGAACATCATTTAACAATTCAATAGAATGTGATAAACAGATCACACTTGAACATATCAAGAAAGATGGTAGAGATATAAACTGTGGTATGCTTGTTGGTAGGAACTATGGTAGAATAGAAAACATTGATGCTGGTGCTATGGGTGAATTTAAGTTATATGCTTTCGTCCCTAGTGTTTATTCAGTTACCAATAAAGCAGATAAGTATAGATGGAATGAATGGAAAAATCCTGTAAGAGAAAAATATGATGGTAATAACGATAACTTCTTTTACTTGAATTCATTCTGTATAAATTCACCTGCTAATATATGTCCTTATGTTGGATATTTCAATGAAGGTAAATTTGCTGAAGGATTTGAAGGAGTAATAACTGAGACAAATGGATATGCTTATGTAGATACTGGTAATACAGCATATTTTACAAAATATTTTTTAAACAATAATGATGATAAAACTTTTACATATGATGTGTCACATTTTACTTATAACATAATGGGTAACTTCTTCGCAGATAATGTAAATGATTCTCTATTACTAACATCATATAATTACCATGTATTAAGACATATAGATGTTCCTGGTTCAAATAATGTGGCTTCAGATGATTATAAAAAATTACAAACTATCCTTACTACAAATCCATATTATTATGGGCTTGATTCATTTGGTAAATTTACTGTAAGAGATTTTGGTGATCTTAATAATAGTGCTACTTGGACTGTTCAATATAACAGTAATTTAATAGATAAAGCATTTGATAATAAATTATATTCTAATACAAGTTGGCAACCTGGTTATGAAGTAACAAGAAATAGTCTTAGACTTCATCCAAATGCAAGAGCAGCATTTAATGTCGGTACGATTGTTGGTGCTAACTATGGTACTATACAATCTGTTCAAGTAAGTACAACAGTTAAAAATACAAGTAATTTCGTTGGTTTTATTGGTGGCATAGCAGGTAAACAAGCAGATGGTAATATAAACAATGTAACCGTTTATATGGATAACCAATTTACTTATGATTTTGGTTCAAATAATAAGTATGGTGATGTTGTCTATATGAAACAAACACCAATTTTACCTGGTGCTGTCCAAAATGTTGTTGAATCTGTAACTTCAATAAGTCAAAATGTAAAAGACCAAATCATAGAAGATTATTTTAAACCTTGGTATGAAGAAAAAGCAAAATATTCTAATAGAAAGAAAGTAAACACAGCAACAAATGTAACAGATGATGTAATGGCATATAAACTTAGACCTATATTTGTTGTTGGTGGCCTATTTGGTAGATTTTCACCAAATACACATGATTGTCAAGTAAATAATTGTACTGTACTGTATAAAGATAATTATAATTCTACTAAAAATTCAAATTATAAAAGACCTGAAAATTCATTTGGTGTACTTGTTGGTAAAGTAGACTATTCTACATTATCTTATGGTGTAGATGTAGGTTATAGAATGTACTGTAATAACTGTAAGTTTTCTGCTTTAACAACAGTAGGTGAACCATACACATATTTTGATAATTATTGGGATGGTACATATTGGGCACCTAGAACAAGAACAATTACTGAAGGAGATAAAGAAAAATATTCTCTAGTATCTGGAACAATATCAAGTAGATTTGTTGGTACATATGAATTAAAAAATAATGTATTTGACCCTGTAACTTACATGGCTAATTCAACTGATACTAAATTATATAATGAAATTACTACTGAATGCCAGACAAAACCATTAACAGATTTTGGAATATATTATGCAAATGATTATCCAATCAATATGTCTGCTCATAATGGTGGTATAATAAGAACTCATATATTGTGGAACAAAATAGACCAAAATGCTGCAGGAGCAACAGTAACAACACCAGCTGGTGACCATTGGGACTTTAACCATTTGTATTATGAAGAGCCAAACTATTCACCAAGCCTTACTAACCAAGGCTATAACAAAAGAAATATGGCCTCAATGATTATAAGTCTATATAACTGTTTCTCTAATATACAAAGATATATTGATGTATATGATGATTATATCAATCAATGGAAATATATGACATTACCACCAGCAGCTGGTACAGGTGAAACTTCAGGAGGTATATCAGCTAGCGAACTTACTTCAAATAAATTTTCTCTATCAGCAATTGAATTTATTAAACACTATTGGACTGATACCCGTTCTAATTCAAATGCTAGTGTTAATTCTACCAGTATATCTGCAAATCTACATTGGCCTACAGAAACAACAGCATTACCTAGTTGGAATTCTGTTGCAGGATTCTTTCATGGTGGTTTAATACCACAACAAACGCATGCTCAAATAAGACATGGTACTGAAAATGCTTTTGATGGCTATACCACAGTTAATTTTTCTAGAAATGGATATTACGATACAAATGAAAGACCATATGAAGGTCCTGCATATTTAGATACACCGAATTATATGAATGGAGCAAGCGGTGCAGGTGATAGTGGTACTGCTATGTCTGCATCTGAAACTAACTGCTTTATAAAGTCTACTTCATCTTATACATTTGGTAGAACATATAAAAAGAATATAATGAAATATGCTAATCCAAATTGGAGTACAACGCAAGGTTATAATATAAGTTATGAACAAAGAGTAATATTCCCTTCAAGAAATATAAAAGACAAATACTCAAGTTATCAATACTATACTACTTCATCTTCACCATTTGATTATAAAGAACTAAAACCACTATATCAAGTATATGGTTATACATTGCCTGTACATTATATTGGAAATTCTTATAGTATGGGTTATGCAACAGATATTACAGATGAAGAAAAAAGATATGATTATGTTGATTATAACATAAATGTTGGTCAATATATGCCTCCAATAGGTATTGCTAATAAACTAGAAGAAACTACTTATGCAACTGTAACAAGTATATCTTCTATTAATAAATATGGTGGATTACTTGTAGTTGATAGTTCTGGTAGAACAGTAATGTTCTTTGATAATGACAATGGTAATGAATTGACTGGTAATACCATATCATATCAAACAGAATCAATAATGTTTGATAATAAAATATATAAAAATATATTGAAGGTACAATAATGTCTTGGTCTGCATCTAGAGGTTACATATTCAAATCTTATATAAATGCTTTGGGTAAAGGCAGATTAAAAGGCATAAATTATGGAAACTTGAAAGTAAACATCACAGACAATAATTTTTTCAGTGCCAATTACTATAGAATGAAAGGATTACATGCTGAAAATCAAACTTCAGCAGAAAAAACAAAAGATTATCTAGAATTAAGACTTGGTGATTTGTCTGCAAAATATACTTGGAAGGGTGCTGACAAGTCAGTAAAAGGTATAAACACATATATCTATCCAACAAACGAATACTTGGTAGACACAAATATAGATTCTATCAACAAGTATACAAATTTAACAAATATAGACATATCATTTGAATATGTAAAGAACGAACCTTGTTCATCTGTAATCTTCTCACCACAACATGGAAATAGCTGGGTTACGGGTGATTTTGACTGGGATGTAAATGCTAGGAAAGATACAAAGTTGATGAAGTATTTTAAGGAAGAATATGGTTTCAAAGATGTCTATGATAGGAACGAATACAATTCCTATGGTGTGACAGAAAATATGCTTGATGAAAGTGTAGTGAGATTGTCTGCTGAGAATTTCATTACCAATTCATCTGCAATGGACTATGGTGCTGCAGGAATCCTGTTGACTTATGAAAACAAAGACAAAGGCTATTATGGCGATAAAGAATTGCCGGTAGCATATTACGATTTTGGAAAAGCATTACATTCAAATTACAACTATCTTGAAATAGATTGGAACGAGACTGGTGTAATAAAGGTGGAATAAACGATGTCAGTAAATACAAACATATCAGCATATCCTTGGCTCTGTTCCACAATGAAGAAAAAGTACGATTATGAATGTGAGAATAGTGACAATGGAAGTTCCATCTCAAAAGACGAATCTGACAATGTTGATTCATACACAAGCGAAGCATACGGGACATATGGTCTCCAGATGGTCTATTACAAAGTATCTGAGCACTTGAAAAGAGATAAAATCTATGGAGAAGATCAACTTCAAGTAATAGAGAGAGCTTTCAATGTGATGATGTATACTGAACAGTTGCCACCAAATGTTAGAAGTTACCACATACAAGGTATCTGGGGTGAAGATGTCATTACATGTTATGTTGGAATTGGGGCTTTCAACTATTGGTCTACTTATGGTGGCGAAGATAGGAATACACCAAAAGTCTATGATTCCTTCATACCAAGGATTGGTGACATAGTGTATCTACCACAAAACAACACATTTTATGAGATTAGGGATGTAAAATACTTCCAAGAAGCATTTGGCCTTTCGTCACATACCTACACATTGACGTTAAAGGTCTATAAGGACACCAAGATGACCATTTTGAATGGAAGTCCAACAATCCCACAAGAAGACCCAGTCTGGGCAGTAGCAACAAAGGACTTTCCAGAGCAATACGAAATAAATGACCCATTGAAACACAACGAGATCTTGGATTATGACGAACTTAGAAAGTCAAAGAATGTGAACCACATGGACGTGATATACAATCCAAACAAGGAATACGAAGAACTTGAAGAATATGCCAAATCCATTCCATACAAGTTCAAAGGGTATATGGACGAAATTGGCAGGATTTCCACAGAAACAGACGAAGTAATAGAAGGAATGGATGGATTGGGTGACCAGTTTAACGAACTTAGGACTGATACCGAACAGAAAGTTGAAGAACTTACCACATCTGCCAACAAGATCAAGACAGACATTGACGAACTTGACGATGAATCCACGATTGCTGAATACGAAAACAAATAGTAGCACCAAAACTTAGCAAAAGTCATAAATACTATGATATGCAAGGATTTGGTGTTCAGACAAAGAATATAAACGATTTAATAAAGCAGATTGAACAAGAAATTGCTTTTATCAAGAAGAACTTGGATAAAGACATTGTTCAATTGAATAACAAGTTGGTCAATTGCATTACTGACTTGAACAATCTAAAGCAAGCATTCAATGACCTAAAGGATTATACTGAAGAAGAGTATAGCCGAGTGAAAGGACAGATCCAAGGTTTTGAAGCAGAAATTGAAGAAATCAGGAACAATATAATCCAAGTAGACTATAGGTCAGTTGGTGGCGAGACTGTTGCTGTTGGCCTAGCACCAAAGAAAGAATACGAACAGACCCGGAGAAACACATCCAATCTATGCCAAGTATGCAGAGAAGGATATACAAGGAAGAGATATAGCTGGCTCAATAAACTCATTGTCAGCTGCTATTACTGATTTAAGTGGTAAAAGTGTAAAATACATGGGTGATAGAAACATCAATGAACTGAATCAGCTATTCAACACATTGACTACAGCAAACATAAACGAGAACTATGGAGTATCTGGCGTAACAGGTTGGAAAGAAAAATTGAATAATGGTTTTTATAGTTTTTTGAGAGTTAGCAATGAAGACCATGTAATTTGGACTGGAAATAAATGGAAACGATACATTGATAATGAACAAACTAATGCTATTGATATAGATTTTATAAACAATTTAAAATTTGGCTCATAGGGAGATTCAATATATGGCAAATGAAAATGAAGGAAAACGATATTTAGACCAAGATGGGCTAAGTGCACTATGGGATAAAATTAAAGGAAGAGATATACAACTTAGTGGTGCTATACACGATGTTAGTGCTGCTATTGATGAAGGAAACATTGGTGTCAATCTTGAAAGTGATAAAGTAAGCGGTGTATTACCAATTGGTCATGGTGGTCTTGGAACAACTTCTTTTGCAGATGCTAGAGGTTCTGCATATTTGGATGTTTATTCAAAAGGAGAAGTAGATTCATTATTCAATGGTCAAGCAGTAATAGTTACTGAATTGCCTGCAACAGGTGAACTAGGTAAAATCTACTATGTTGGCCCTACTGGAACTGGCTCGGACCAATATGACGAATATATCTGGAATAACGACTGGATTAAAGTAGGTGAACATTCCATTGATTTAAGTGGATTTTATAATGACATTAGTATAACTGGAACAGGAAATGCTATTACTACAGTTACAGATTCAAATAACACCATTGTATTTGGTAAAGATGGTAATTTTGCTGATGTAACAGCAACCAATGCCATATCTGGACATGTTGATTATGTATCTGGTGCAGTAGAAGTTGTAGAAAATGATGTTGTAGAACTAAGTGAAGTTATTGACGAACTTAATTCAAGAATTAGTGGCGATACTGATTATTTGTCTGCTGCTATTGATACTTTAAATTCTAGAGCAACATCAAATTATGAAGAATTAACTGGTGCAATTAACGATATGGCAGGTAGTCAAACTTATCAACCTTGGCAAACTATTACTGCATGGTCAATGACAAGTGGTGTTCTTTCTACAACTGCAGCTGATATACCTTCTATTACCCAACAAGATATAGAAAATTTGGATAATAGATGGTCTGATTAAAGGAGTTTAATATGGCTGAAAAATATTTAGACCTATCTGGTTTACAAGCATTTTATGATAAATTGAAAACAACAGCATTTGTGGATTCTGGATTAGATGTAAATAGCACCAAACCAGTTCAAAATAAAATTGTTGCTACGAGTCTAGGTATACATGAAACAGATTTAACAACATTAAAAAATGCATCTGGAACTTGGAATGACAAACAAGATGCTATTGAAGATTTAGATTCCATTAGGAATAGTGCTAAATCTGGTTGGAGTGCTTGGTCTGCAGTTACAGGAAATTCTGCTACATGGGCTACTGATACAAACACTATTGCTGCAATGACTGATAAGAGTACTTATTTTGATGGTACAAGTGCTATCTATGCCAAATCAGCAACAAGTGCTAAAAATGCTGCTACAGCATCATATGCTAACAGTGCTGGTTCTGCTACAAAATTGACAATACCACGAACAATTAGTGCTGGTGGTGATATATCTTGGTCTGTATCATTTAATGGTGATGCAAATGCTTCATCGGCGGCTACAATTAAATCTGTGCCTAGTAGTGCTATTTCTTCTGTGCCTTGGTCTGCAATAGATGATTATGCTGCCGCAGTAGATACAACCACAACAAATAAATTTACTACACCAAAAGCAGTAAATGATGCCATTACTGCTGCAATGACTACCAAAGCAGCATTCAGAGGTCCTTATGCTACCCGTGGTGATATACCTTCTACTGAACTAGATAAATTGAGTATATATTTGATTGGTCCTAGTGGTACTGGGTCTGACAAATATGAAGAATGGGTTCTTACTGGTACAACTACTGCAGAAATGCTTCAAATTGGTGATACATCAACTGATCTTTCTGATTACTTAAAAACAACAGCATTTACTTCTTGGTCTGGTTCTACCAATTCCGTTTTCAGTGGTAAAGCAAAATCTGCTGATAATGCTGCTGCTCTAGGTGGAACTGCTGCTGCTAATGTAATTGGCTCTGCAAAATCAGGACAAAGTGCTTATAATTGGATTACTGGTAATAGTAATAACATTGAGACTGCTAGTGGATATGCTAAAGATTGGAATGATACTAAAGATAGTTTAACTGGCTTGACAGGCATAAAGAACTATGCTACAATAGCTGCAAAATCTGGAACTACAACTAAAGGAACATTCACACCATCAACTACTGCAGATACATTTACTTTTGTTGCTGGTAATAACATTGATTTTGTTAGTGCAGCAAATTCATTAACGATTTCTGCTAAATCATATACTATACCAACAGTAAATAATAATGAAATTAAGATTACTACTGGTACTTCACCTGCAACAGGTTCATTCACATTGAACCAAAACACAGATAAGACCATTACACTAGGTAGTATGGCATTGAAAGCTATTGGTGATTTTATTGGTACTGCTTGGTCTGGTGATACAGCATCTAATTTTAGTGGTACATCAAGAAGTGCCACAAATGCAGCAAATTTGGGTGGAACAGCTGCTGCTAATTTCTATAATACATCAAATTTTGTTCCTTATACTACAACTGAAGTTACTGCTGGTATCACATGGTAATGATATAATTTTTACAATATAATTAAAGGTCCTTAAATAGGACCTTTTTCTCATAAATAGATTGTATATAAGAGGTTTATAATATGGCTGATAAGTATTATGATATGGATGCGATGCAAGCATTCTACAATGAATTAAAAAATCGTATTCAAAGTGGTGGTGTTCTTTCTGCTGGAACAGATCTAAAAATTGATAATGGTGTAATATCAGTCAATACTGATGGTACTGTTGGTGACAGTGCCGATATGAGCTTTGTTGCTGGATCTGGTACTTATACGTCTGGTGTTGGTGCAGCTGCTTTTGGATTAAAAACAAGTGCTGTTGGTAGTGCTTCTCATGCTGAAGGATGTTCTAGTAAAGCACTTGGTGATTATAGTCATGCTGGTGGATTTGGTACACTAGCATCTGGTAATTGGACTTTTTCTTTTGGTGAAAATTCTATAGCAAGAGAAAATAATTCAATTTCTTTAGGGCAAGAAAATTCTTCATTTGCTAAATGGTCTTTTACGGTAGGGGCTAAAAATTTAGCAAGTGGTATAATATCACATGTAGAAGGTTATCAAAATTCTTCTTTTGGTCAAGCAGCTCATGCAGAAGGATATTTGTCTGTTGCTAGTGGTAATGCTTCACATGCTGAGGGTGCTGGTAATACAGCATCAGGTAGTAATTCTCATGCTGAAGGCGGTTCTACTTTAGCACAAGGTGATGTTTCACATGCAGAAGGTTTTGCTACAATAGCTGGAGATTCAGCAATGCATGTTGGTGGTAAGTGGAATAAAACTTCATCTAATGCAGCATTTGTAATTGGTAATGGTACAGATACTAAAAGATCTGATGCTTTTGTTGTTGATTGGAAGGGTAATACTTATATTGGCGGTAGCATTAGTGCACATGCAGCTAGACCACAAATGACATTACAATATACTGGTACATTAATTGATGAGATTAGTTATAGTTCCACCAACCCAAAATTATATTTTAGTGGTAAAAATGGTAGTAATATAGCAGAAGGTGCTTTAGTATTTACTTATTTTAATCAACCTAGAAGATTTGGTACATCATTACAATCTTATTATAATGCTGGTATTGGTGGCTGGTTTGGTTTTTCAATGGAAGATGGTGACTGTAGTGGTATTGGTGTAGTGGCAGATTTGTATAGTGCTACATCATCAATATCATTAACTTCAACAGGTAATAGTGCTAAATTTTCCAACATTAGTGCTACCAACATTTGTGCTACAAATATAGGTGATTCAAATACTAAGTTTTATATGACAGATTGGAATTCCAACGATACTGTTTTTAATTTAGTTTGGACTAATTCTTCTAATGGTAAATTATTCTATACTTCTTCAGCATTTAAAATAAAAGCAAAAGAAGGAACAATTATATCACCAAATTTATCTTCTACTAACATCAGTGCAACAAACATATACAATAATGGTGCTAGTAATATAGGAACTACAACACGAACTGTTGCAAATTATATTACTTGGACATCTAATTCTGGACAATTACAAGCACAACAAATTCCATCAGCAGGAAGTACAATAATAAAATTATCAATTCCATCTAAAAAAACATTAATGTTCAACATGAATGTTGATATATATGGTGGATCTTATATGGGTGGTGGAATAAGTTATTATTTCGGATTATTTTCTGGTAGTACAAATAATCACAGTTATAAAACTTATTCTGCTAAATATTCTAGATTTACAGAAGTAACAACAAATACGGCTTCAACAGATCAAACATATGGAATAACATTTTTTTATACAAATACAGGAACATCTACACTAACTCTTTATCCTTATGTTATAAAACCAATAGAAGGTGGTGGTTCTACAGCTAAAGGTACTATCCAATGTAAGTCATGTAATGGTGTTATATATTAATGCTATCAAAAATTTACATAAAATTACTAAAAACCTATTGACAAAGAATCAAAAATAATATATTTTTGGTATAAAACTTCAACAAGGAGATTATAACTATGCAATTTCTTAATTTGTTTGCAGCAGCATTCTGTACATTTGCCGCGATTCATACTGCTGGTAAAATTCAAAAATGGCATACCGCATTTCTTTGGGCATTGGTTGTCCTAAATGTTGGTTTTTTATTGCTGTAGTAATGTAATTTATAGCAGTATCACAATAAGGAGTCAGATCATGGAAGCAATTTTGCTCGCTCTAATTATAATCATTCCATTCATTTTCATTGCTTTCTTGTTCATATTGCCTGCAATTCTAGAAAAGATGTGCAAGCACGAATGGGAGATTGATGAAGAATCACCATTGATGGATTGGGATGATAACAGTCACCAGCATGTTAAAGTCGGAAAGATTTGCTATATGAGATGCAAGAAATGTGGTGATGTCAAACTAAAAAGACTAAACATTAGAGAATGAAGAACATTGTATTCCTAGATATTGAGAACACGATAATTGACGATTTGGTTAATCGGCAGTTTCTAGACGATAACTGTGAACGAATCAAGAAATTCTTGAAGTCCGCAGATTTCGTATGTTTCAATACTTGGGGCTGGATTACGAAAAACGATATAGACCCAACACTAATCCGGCTAATGCTGGATAGATTGGATGTTGATAAAGAAAAGAGATTTTTCCAAGTTCTAGTGAAGGAAGATTCAGTAGACAAATCTATAAGAAATGGATGGTTGATGGAGCAAGACAAAGAAAGAGCAATGTGTCCAGGAATGATGGAAGAATTTGGTCTGACAAAGCCATCTTGTTTTATTTCATTGGCTACAGCTACAGAAGTAAATGAGCCGACTACATTCTGGCTAGTGGATGATTTGATTGATGAATTTGAGAAACTTGATTTTGGAAAAATTAAAGTCTGTCTAGTCAATCCAAAGGAATTATAGATTGAGTAAATTGTTTGATGTTGAAGATGTTGTAAATAGAATGTACAGATGGACTTATAGTTCATTGAGAAGTTCCAGTGATAGAGGGATTTTCTTTTCATATAATCTAATTTTTAACGAAATCAATAATACTGGCATTTGGAATAAAGTATTTCACAAAAACAGCGGAGAGATAATGTTCTATCTTAAAGGATTTGATTACACGAAAGAAGATCTAGAGAGAATCGTTATTCATAAACAAAAGTATCTACAACACTATTTGAAAAGAAAAAATATAGAGAAGGATTTTCAATGACAAAAGAACAATTAAAAAATCTTTGTGCCGAATTTGGTATGGAAATGATTGATTATCGTAATAGAATAATTTATTACGATTGTGTTGTTGGTAATTATTATTTTGATATAGATTGTGTTTCATATAAAATTAGTTTTATAGGTTCTTGTGTTAATACAAAAAATTATAGAACAGCTTGGAAAGCAGCAAGTAGAAAGACAAAAGAAATTAAAGATTATATGCATTTACGAAAGTTAGAGAAGATTAAAGAGGATTTTAAATGTCAACAATAAATCAAATTCTAATTGCTATCGTTATTATATTCAAAATAATTATTTTGTTTTTGAATGAAGATATATTTCTATCACATAAAACAATAACAAAGAAGACAGAAAAAAAGATAGTTGAACTTCTTACTAGATATGGCTATAGATACACTCATTGCGAATCAATATATTGGTTATGGAATAAAAAAGGAAAACCATTAAAAATATATTTCTATAATGATTTAGATAATATACAGATAACAGTTAAGAAAAAATACATTTTAGAATTCAGAATAGAAAAGACATACAATCCACCAAAAAATCATGTCCGTGCTAGAGCCGAAACCATTAAAACATTACAGAAAATGAAAAAATTCTGTGAATCAGGAATAGAAGGCTATTTTGATTTGTTGGATAAGAATGAAGAATTACAGCAGAAACTTAAGAAAATTGAGAGCGATTTTTAACTAAATGTAAACAAAAATTTACAAAATCTAAGCGATTTGTTATTGACAGATCGCTATAATTTTTTTATATTATAATAGAACCATTTTATGGAGGTCACTAATGACATCACATTTTGAAGTTTGGGAATCAAAAGAAGCCTACGAAAACCACGGGAACTGGAATGGTGGTAGGTGTGATAAACCAAAAGAATTGTTGTT